CCAGCTGTGAAGGTAGCAGAACCACCGCCACCGACTGTAAAGGCATAGTTAAATATGTCTGCGCCGTATTGTTCTTTTGTTAGAGCTTTGTGCTCAGCTAGACGAGCTGGAGCTTTTTTGATGATATTGTACTCATCGTCTTGGTACATTTCGTAGGTTACAATTTCACCATCACCGAAGGTCAAGTGGTTATAACTTACTGGGTAGCCAGCGGTAGGAGAACTATATGAAATAGCATCACCTTCTGGTTTTCGGACCATTTTGCCCGAACCTGTTACTGAGGTATCTTTCTCGTAAGCTTTTGAACTTTTCTGGACATTAAAGATTTGAGCAATTAAGCTTGGAAATCCATTAGTCGTCTGTTCAAATATAGTACGGAAAGATGGGTCCATCAGTTGTGGCCATTCGGGTCGTGCGTTTAATGTTGCCATATACTATTACCCATTTACTTTGTATTTATGTTCGTTGATAATGTAGACACCCGTGGTGTTATCGCTTTTGTAACCAAATCCGATACATTCTAGTTGTCCAGTTGTTCCAGTTGTAGACGTATCTACTAACTGAGCGCCTGTTGCACCAATAAGGTCGAAACAAGTTCCGACGTGTGCAGCAGCGAATGTTGTAACTAAGTTGTCGTTTGTTACAGCATATTTATTGTCGTCTCCAACAGCTACTAGAACTTTAACAGTTCCAGCCGTGTCTCCAAGTGCAGTTCTAAGTGCAGTGGAAGCTGTTTTGGCAAAATCGTTGGATTGACCACCGACTACCATACCGAGTAGTGTAACTCCTGGGATAGATGCGCTTGTGACGCGCCCAGCCGTAAGAAAAACAAAATCTCCAGCTGTTACGGTAACACCGTCAGCTACAGGATACTCTTTTGTGACACCATTGTATCCGCCTTCAGCGGAACCAATTAATTGTGGCATATTTTTGTCCTTTATTTATTATATTCAGCAAGTTGTTCTACTGTCAATCCCATTTTTTCTGCCATTTCGATTTGGGCTTTGGTAAACGTAGGTTTATCATTGCCCGTTTTCTTACTGGTCTGGGTTGACGTAGTGCTTGCTTGTTCTTTTGTTTGATTCACAACATCATCTTTCTTATCAGTTTCATCATATCCTAAACTATTCCAAGCTTTTTTAAGTCCTTCTGCCATAGACAGTGTTTTACCACGGGCTTCATAGGCTTGTCCGATAATATCCAATTCGTCTATTACTTCGGTACGTAGTTTTTCGTCGCTTACCATCTCTGGGTGCAATTCTGCGAAGGCACTATAGTCCTTTGAATACTCTTTTTCCATTTGTTCTTTTGCCCACTTAGTAGCGGGGTCAATTACAGGTGAAGTAGCATTTTCGTCAGTTGCGGTAGCTAATTTCTCAGCAAATGCTGGGTCGGTTGCGACTAAAGCAGCCACTTTGTTGAACCTTTCGGTTGCATCTTTGGCTTCTTTAGCTGTACGCTGACCCTCAGTAGATGAGTTTGCGTATGCGTCTTCTAAGTTTTTGATGTACTCTTCGGGAGTTTCCCCCTTCAGCTGTGTAAATCGTTTCTTGAACTCAGCTTTGGTCTCTTCCTTGGTTTCGCCTTTCGACTTGTCGTCCTCGGTTTTTTCCTCACTTTGTTCTTTTCCAGTGTCTGTCGAGTCTTCTTGAGTATTATCTTCGGATTTTTCGTCTTCTACTTGCGTAGTTTCTACTATTTCCTCAGCTTTTTTGTCATTTTCGACTTTTTCAGTAGTATCCTGGTCTGCCATATGTACCCTTCTGGTCTCTTTTAGGAGTTTCCCTCGTTAAATAAGTTATCAACGCACTCGGCAAGCGCATTGAATGGCTTATTTAAGCCTTTTTTTCTTGTTTGTTAGCGTATTTACAAAGGTCGTAGATGAATCTAGCTCCCTCGATATTACCCCTGTTTTGAATAACATTGCTGAAATCAGTTGAGGTAGTGACTACCCATTCAGCTTTAATATGTTGGTATATATCACCAGCCGCCATTATTGCCCTCATTGATTGAGTCTCGTAGAGCGTGGCTAGTAACTCTTTTTGTTCCGTGCTTAGCTTCTTATATACGTCAGCTTCCATACTTATCCTATTATTATGTTATTATAGTTTTTTCTCAAGGGTCAGGCTCTAGTTTCGTCTAATTGAGCATTTTGAGCCTCAGCGCCAGCAGGGGTAGACGGTTGAATGTCAACCGCTTGTGCTTGCGGTGGAGTATTAGAACCTGGGCCCCCTTGCGGTCCTGGAGTTGGCATTGCACCACCACGAGACGAGTGTTCGCCCATAATGTGAGCGCCAATGTTAGCTTGAACTGGTTGAGGTAATGCGAGGAAGGCAGGAGTATTAGTAAAGTGGAGATGTTCCAACGTATGAGCTTCAGTAGCACCATCAGTAGGCACGAGAGGTATTCCAGTAGCCATAACATTATTCTCTTGAATTGCAAGACGGGCCCACTGGTCGTCAGTGAGACCTTTACCACGCATCCAGTCCTTAGGGTCTTCATCATTAACCTTTAGGTATCTTTGGACGGCTTTGTTGGCATCAATAGTATTAGCCAGTAATGGATTCAAGGCAATCAATCCGAACATCTCGGTAATCTTAGCCTGTTGAAGAGGTTTAGATAGGATAGGGGCTGGTGAAGCCGACATCGTAACATCAAAGTCACCTTCCATGAACTTAGCCATCTTAGGGTCTAAGACAAATCCGCTGTTACCCTCAATCTCAGTAGAATCTAGTGAATAACCACCATTCTCTTCCTTGACAGAGTATTGACGACCCTGTACTTTTATTGTTCGATATACTTTTTTACCAAGAGCTTCGCTATCGGCAGTTAATCTAACAACTCTAGCGGCAGGATAGAAGAATTGAATATTGCTCCACTTCAATCTTCCTTGTCGGATGATGTTATCCATCTCAGCCTGAATAGCAATAAGAGTAATTCTCTTTTGAGCCATCTCTTTCATTATAGCGGCTTCGGTAGCGGTTGAACCTGTTGGAACATTCTGATTATTATCAGAAATACCATGGGCTCTTCGGATATCTTCTAGGAGCATTTCCTCTTCTTTGTAAGAAGATGGGTCAGTGTTACTAAAGTTAAGCTCTTTAATAACTTGGTCGAGGCTCATACCATTAGTATTTACCTGAACAAGTCCATTAGGACGACTTCGCAAGTCTTCCTCATCTATATCAACTAAGTCATTAGCCAAGAACACCTTATTACTATTTAGATTCTTGTCATCTAGGCGTAAGCGTCGAAGACTAGCTCGTTCCTCAGATAATGAGAATATAACTCTAGGTATACCCATACCATAAATACGTCCAGGGACCATATAGTGTCTATAGACAGAAATATTAAGTTCTTTATGCTTGAAGGGAATCGGTCCTCGCCTAATAAGAACATTATTAGCCAATACGTCATAAGAATCGGTTTCCTTATTGGTATAGTGGAGGATTTCTACTTCATCATTGGTAACATCTACTGCTTGTTTGAAAAATTGGAAAGAATTATTAAGTTGTCCAGCAGCTTTAACCAGATTTGCGTTCATAAAGCCTGGTTTTTTGCCATATCGTAATTTAAATGTCTTAATATCTAAGATTTCACGTTCAATATCATCCCTGGCATTCTCCATTTTCCTAGCACCTGGGTCAACATAATTCATTGAGTTTTCAACAAACTCAGTTACAGTATCGTCATAGTCTACGATTTCTCGTTTCTTATAAACAATATTCCCATCTTTGTCTAGAGAGTCTGGGTCTTGGACCATCCTTTTCTCGTAACGGTATCTCTCCCTGACAAAAGAAGTACCCCTAATAGCGGCACAGTTTTTAGCCTGATAAGTCTCAAAATCATAACCAGTACGGTCCATTGAGTGTTTTAGGACATCATTACAAAATTGTTCTTTGGCTAAATCAGATGATTCAACCTGTTCTAGATTAGGTCGGCTTCTACGTTCGATAACTTCCTGAGCACTTGATTGGATAGCAGCAAAAGCATCTGGTAAAACTAAGTGGGAGCGCCAGTCACCTTCTTCTCGGTCTGGCATCCATTGCATATAAGCCTTGTCACCATCTTCCCAGAATTGTTCCTCTTCTTTACGAATCGGGTCATCACGCATTGTTGCGAATCTATCAAAGATTCTACGTCGGGCTTCTCGGTCTGCTTTATTTGGGTTGTATTTGTCCATTAGATTCCTGTTACCAAACTACGTGGTTTAAATGATGTTCGTTTCTTTTCGCTATCGTTATGACGCTTATTTCTAGACGGTGGAGTAGCAATTTCTAGGATAGTTGCCAAAGCATCTATTATATCATCATTAGCACCTTTTGGGAAATGAGTTAATTCATATTCCAAATCATCTAGCTGGCTACATTCTTCTACATGGAAGACTTTGCCATACTCATAATAAGGGGCTAAAGACCTGATACGGTCTTCCTTAGAACTACTACGAGACTTGATTTCCTTGACTGGAAGCCAGACACCACGTTGTTTTTGTTCTGCATTTAACATATAACTTATATTGCTCTGAGTTGCAATAGTCTCTAGGGCTATCCGTC